ACCCGGCTATGATGAACCGTTGATACCAGGGCGCCGCTTTCCTCGTCCCGGATCGTGTAATACGCAGGAAGACCAAAATCAGGATCAGATGGATCTGTTACAATCCCCATTTCAGGATAGACACCGCTCCATCTGTCAAGGATCTGCAATCCCAGAAACGTCCCTGGGAGAATTAAGTCATAGTCCAGAGGCTTTGACAGATCGTTCTGTCCCTTTACCATGATGATCGCAGCTGCTCCCCCATAAAGTCTGCCCCAATACATTCCTTCAAGGATCGACTTTCTTAGGTGTGTTTTGCGTTCCAGACGTTGCAGGGAGTCAATTCGTTCCGGCGCGACATTGCTCTTTACGGTGTACCACTTACGGACCATATCCTCCGGAATCGTGGAAATGATGTTCTGCACGATCCAGTTATCCCGGTAAAGGCTTGTAAGCAACTGGTAATTCTGCGTCATGCGGGTAAGCGGATACTGCGTCGCCTGCAGAAGATCCTGTGTCCCGTACCCCAGCCTTGCGATCGGGTTCGAAAAGGCATCGTTTACCTGTATTTTATTATCTGCCCGTATCTGCGGGCGGTTTCGTTTTGGCTTTGCCATAATTCCTCCTATGCTATCCTTGTCGCTGCCACTGCCATGATAAGTGCCATAGTACACCACAATATTGTTCCGCAAATATCTTTCTTTTTCCAGCACCACCAAGCTGCCGCCAAGTCAATAAACATTGCAGCCGTATTTAAACTAAATAGCATCACTGAACATTCCTCCTCCATTTTGGTAAGTTCGTCATGCAGTAATAACGCAGGGCATCAGGTCCGTGATCTCTCTGCTTAATCGGTTTTTCTTCTCCCTGAAGCGCTGCTTTTGCGTCCCATATATAGGATTGTAGTTCCGCAATTAATCCGGCACAGCGTTCATGTATTTTCAATTTACCTGATTGAAACAAAGAAGCAACTACCCGGATCCCGTCAAGCACTTCGTTGTCAGCAGGCTTTACAATATAGCCCCGGCTCTTAAGTTCTGCAATGAAACTGGCCGCCGAAGGGTCCGCCACAATACCGCATTGTAAATCCGGATTATCACCCATAAAGGCAACCATGTCATTTCCATACTGCTTATCAGTTTTTTGTGCCTGCTCCACTCGACTGTCCCACCGATATTCTCCATCTACCCAGATGGTGTCTCCGTCGTCGTAAATGTTTAGAAATACACAGGGGTTTGTCGTTCCGTAATCCAGGGCAATCGTGCGGGTGGAAAGATACTCTAATCCCTTAGGCCGCGTCTCATCGTTATAAACGTTTCGCTCTGAATTGAACACAGTATAAATAAGGCCCTCTACAACAAGCCGCATTCCCTTAATATCTCGTTGATACCATATGCTGTTTACATCGTACCGGCTTTCAATCGCTCGCAATCGCTCTTGTGTGATATTGATGTTGTCATAGATCGTACAATGCATGTAGTTGTAACCGCCGGGGAAGTTTCCGGATTCTTCTTGCGCCTGATATTTGTCAATATATTCTCTGTAAATAGGTGCGTTTGGATTATCAGGGTTTAAGTCCCAGAACACCTTTAACCGTTTGGCTGCAAGCTGACGGTTAAATGCCTCCTTAATGGTGTTATCATGATGGAGGTTTATCTCAGTGGCTATCCACATTCCATAGGAGTTACCACGGATTTTTTTAAAACTATCTTCCTTGGCGGCTCCTGCAAATATGATGATCTTTTGCTTTCCCTCAGTATCTGGTCCCTTTACAAACAGTGCCTCATTATCCTTGTACTTTCCCCAGTGGCATTGACCACGAAAAATCCATTCAAGGCCGAAGCCATTGGCGTCACCTATGTTAAGTTTCGCATTACCCACCGTGGATCCGGTAGCCAAGTGAATGCGATCAGGCGCAGTCTTAAGCTCGTGAGCAAAGGCAAATACATTATCAACCGTTTTACCGGCACGAACAGCACCCTCTGCCACGTTGTAAGCTGATTTAGCGCATTTACGTATATATTCCTTATGCTTTTCAGAGAAATTAAAAGGAATTGTTTTCTTCCGGACATATCTATTCGTCGCCATAGATATCCCTCTCAATTTCTTCGGTATCCTCTATCTCACTGTTATTACCAGTCAGTTTATCTGTCTGAGCCTTGATCTGCGCGATCCGGGCCTTTTGTTCCTCCGTTGCTAGATCCCAGTTTTTATGTAGCAGTTCATCATACTGCTTTATCAGGGATCGGAGTTCTGACTGAGCTCTTGCCTGAGCCTGCAGAAAGTTCCCCTGCTTATCCCATGCCTGTTGTACTTCCCATTTCTCACCGATGACCTTCCCACTCTGTTTTGACACCTTTTCAATGGTCTTATCATCCCGATCCTGAACGTACATGATCTGCTGCGACCGGATAATGGCAGCATAGGAAATCTGGATCTGATTCCACAAAATGTCAAGTGGAGAAGTTGGCATCTCCTGGATAATAGAAAGGGTCTCTTCCGGAAGGTACTTTGAGAAGAGACCATGTTTTTCAGCGTTCTTATTTCCAGGCGGTCCGGTAGCATTTTTATTTCCCGGCCGGGCGCCGCGCTTTTTTACCGAACGCTCGCTATTTTCATCCGAACGTTCGCTTTCCCATTTATGAGTAGACTTCCAACGGCGAACCGTCCCCTCAGGGAGATTTAGTTGACTTGCAATCTCAACCAATTTCATACCTTTTAGGTACATTGCCTTTGCCTTTTCTATTCTTTCATCTGGCGCTCTTGCCAAGCCTCACCACCTCCCTTTCGTCGTTTTGGGGTAAAAGAAATTGGGCCTCCTATCTGGAAGCCCAATTTCTTGTTTACACTATAACACATACCAAGTGTGCCATACTATGCCAAATTTGGTAAATTTATCTTTTTTAATGCTCTTCCATGGATCCGATGCATAGTTCTCCACGCAAAACCGTTGTCTTCCGCAACCTGTTCCCACGTTTTACCGTTTAAATATTTTTCGGTCATTATGGTGCATTCGTCTTCATCACCAAGCGCATTTATAGCTTCAATGATCTTAGATTGCTTATCCAATAGCTCATTCCTTTTGTCATCGATCCACTCTTCTATGTTGGCCATCTGCTCTATGTACCGGGAAAGATCATTTGTTTCACCCTTGGCCCTTGGCATTCCGTCACCCTGGGAGGCTTTAACATGCAGCATGTCAATTCGTATCTGCTTACGCTGTAATTCCAAAGAATTTAGCCTATTCCTGGTCTTTTTATAGGATTTCAGATAATCCTTTTTTTCTTCATTAGGATTTTTCTCTTGGTCCACCCTGTCACCTCCCTGCTGTCAAAATTTCATTCCTCACCTTGTCCCAGATCGGAAGCAATGGCTTTAAATACAACTCGTCCACCAATTCAAACGTATACCGACCTCTGTATATGCACCCGGTACTCGCGCAAGTAGTAACCGCACCTCTGGGAATCTCTAACTGCTCAGCGGCTTCCTCTGAGGTAAAGTCCCCTATGGAAACTCCGCTGTCAAAAACCTCATAAAGTTTTATGTGTGACATCTTTCTCCACCTCCACCGATACAATTCTCACCCTCTCCTGGGGAACGTCTATGTATTCACCACTGTACATCAGGATCCCGATCAGACCGTCATTGCTGCCGATCATGGTTCCAAACTTCCTACCAGGATAAACCTGGACAGTGATTATCTGTTTATCTAATAGCTTCACTCTGCACCTTCCTTCTTGCAGGAGGCTTCCTGCGTTTTGGATCCGGACACAGGCTTGTGAATAAATACGCTGGATCTATTGCACTACCGGTCATAACCGGTGGCGCCTTTATGGCTGCATCCGCCTCGGCCTGTATGCGACTGTTTACGCTAGCTCTATCTGCTCTGCAGTCTTTTGATGATTTCCTCAATGTATCCCTCCTCTGGAAAATCCTAATTTACATGCCTAACTTTTCTATGATACCCAGAATGTCCGTCCAGCGATCCATATCCCTCTTAGCTCTCTCAAATTCTCTGGAAGAAGTTGTCGCTCTTGCTCTACATCTACTTATAGCCTTCTTAGCTTCAGCCAGTTTCTCCTTGTCCTTGGTGTAAGCTGCATAACAGGGACTGCACATGTGATCATATTGGTCTTCAAGCTCTTTCAGGGTTGTCCGCTGGCTGACATTAACAACCGCATATCTTGCAGCTTTATCCTTTTCTTTCTGGATTTCTCCCTGCAGCCGGTCCTTCAGTTCCTGGACTGCTTCCGGATCGGGACTGGAAGCCTTAAAGTATTTAAGCATCTTCCTGATTGTGGTTTTATTGGCTTCCTGAAAGAAAGTTTCCGCATTTATTTTCATAGTTCCGTTTGGAATCCTAAATTCAATTGTCACCCTTGATCCTCCTTATCCTTGCTTTCAGGCTCTCCATGACCCAGTTCTGAACATCATCCTTTCGTTCAAGAGCCTGCATGACATCTTCGTCTCTGGTGCCGTTGCACACCAAGTGATGGATTATGACTTTTTCTGTCTGTCCCTGGCGGTGAAGCCGTTTATTCGCCTGGGTGTACAGTTCATAATTCCAGTTAAGCCCAAACCATATCACATGATTTCCGCCTTGCTGAAGGTTTAGGCCATAGGCGCTGCTGGCGGGGTGGGTAAGTAAGATATCAATTTCCCGGTTGTTCCAATCGTCCTCATCCTGC